GATAGTGCTAACGCACAGAAAAAATTAACAAAAGGAAATATTAATATTTCAGGTTTTAATAACGATGCAGGTTACACAACAAACACTGGAGACATTACAGGAGTTACTGCTGGTAATGGTTTAACAGGCGGTGGTGCTTCTGGTTCTGTTACCTTAAATGTAGGAGCAGGTACTGCAATTGATGTTGCTGCAGATACTGTTTCGGTGGACTTATCAGAATTATCTACTTCAACTACAAATGGAGATGGAGATTTTTTTGTAGTTGTTGATACATCAAATGCTCAAAGAAAATTAACTAAAGCAAATATTGCAATTTCAGGTTTTAATAATGACTCTGGATTTACAACAAACACTGGAACTGTAACTTCTGTTTCTGGTGGAAATGGATTAACAGGATCTGTCACAACATCTGGATCATTAGCTGTCGGAGCTGGTACAGGAATTGATGTCACTGCCGATGCAGTTGCTGTTGATGTATCAGACTTCATGTCAAATGGATCTAACAACAGAGTTTTAACTGCAACAGGCGCAGATGCTATGAACGCAGAAGCGAACATGACATTTGATGGAACTGATTTATCTATACCTAGTAAAATTATTCATTTAGGAGATACAGATACTTATTTACAATTCCATAACGCAAACGAGTGGAGAGTAGTTACTGGTGGAACTGAAATGTTAGAAGTTAATGATTCTGACGTTAAAATAACAAATGGAGACTTAGTTCCAGGTACAACAGATGCTCAAGATTTAGGGGCATCCGGTTTAGTTTGGAGAAACTTATACACTGGAGACTTACATTTAACTAATGAAGCAAAATCTGAAGGTAATGCAGTTGATGGCACTAAAGGTAATTGGACTATTCAAGAGGGTGAAAATGATTTATATATCTTAAATAATAAATCAGGAAAGAAATACAAATTTAAATTAGAGGAAATGTAATGAAAATTATTTTTGATAAAAAAGAATACGACACCGAAGAATTATCAAACGAAGGTAAAGTTTATGGTAACAAGTTACATGAAATTGTAGTTAAGAAACAACAATTAAATATTCAATATACAGATTTAGAAGTTTTACAAAAACATTATTCTGAATTACTTAGAAAAGAATTACCTAAAAAAGAAAAGAAAAAAACAAAAACAGGAGCCTAGACAATGGCTTTTGGAATAACCACATTTGCAGAAAGTCCTTTTGCGGCTACAGGGTCACAAAGTATAAATGTTGCAGTAACCGGTCAAGAACTTACTATTGCAGAAACATCTCCAGGTGTTGTTATTGATGTAGTAGTTCCTTTAACTGGTCAAGATTTAACTACCACATTAAATAATGATGGAATTAATATATTTGTAGGAATAAAAGAAATTCTTGTAGGAATTGGTTTCAATGCAAACCTAGGTTCAGTCACTACAGTTGGACATGCAAATGTTTCATTAACAGGTCAATCAATGACTATTGCAGACGGAACTGCAATTGGAAAAGCTGATTTTAATATAGAAGTAACAGGTCAAAGTTTAACTTCAAATTTAGGATCTGTTAATGCAACTGCAAACTCAGACGCAGCTGTAACTGGTTTTGATTTAACATCTAATTTAGATTCTGTTTCAACCACTGGAACAGGTAATGTTTCACTTACTGGAGAGTTATTAACTGCAACAGAAGGAACTTTAACTTTAGACGCAAATACATTTGCTTCAGTTACCGGTGAAGCAATGACTGCAGAAGAAGGAACAGTGGATCCTTCTCCAGACGCTTCCGTTGTTGGTATTGGAATGTCTGCAGCGTTGGGTCTTGGAACAGTTACTGCAGGAGCTGATATAGCTGTCACTGGTCAAGAAATGACTATGGATGCAGGAACGTTAGCTGCAACTGGAACTGCTGAAGTATCTTTAACCGGAGAACTATTAAGTATTGCAGAAGGTAATATTAATGTAGCTGCTAATGCAGACGTAGTGGTCACTGGTCAAGAATTGACCATGCAAGAAAATGCTCCAACTGCAACTGGAGATGCAAACGTTTCTGTAACTGGAATAGGTTTCACAGCAAATCTTGGAACTGCTTCATTAATAGTAGATGTTGATGTAGACGTAACTGGTGAAGAAATGACCATGCAAGAAGGTCAAGCAACAGCAGATGATGCAAGTGCAGAAGTAACTGGAATCGCTATGACAATGGCGACAGGAACCATTAAAACAGTAGTTTGGACGGAAGTAAATACAACAACTACACCTCCTACAATATCAGATTGGACAGAAGTTGACACTGCTGCATAAATACAATATTATGGTATAATTTAAGGAATCTAAAATATGGCAAATTCAACATCAGCTAATTTAAAACTAACGGTACAAGCAACTGGAGAAAATTCAGGAACTTGGGGACAGATTACCAATACTAATTTATTAATTCTTGAGCAAGCAATTGGTGGTTACGATGCGGTAGGATTAAATGCAACTACTGGTGCAACTCTAACTTTTTCAAATGGTGTTTTATCAAATGGTAAAAATCAAGTTTTAAGATTAACTGGAACCATTACTACTAATGTAGATGTAATTGTTCCGAATGATGCAACATCAGGTAACCCTCCCCAAAAAACTTATATTGTAGAAAACGCTACAACAGGTGCGTTTACGGTCACACTGAAAACACAATCAGGGACAGGAGCTACTTGGTCTGCTACAGATAAGGGATATAAAATTGTATATTCAGATGGAACTAATGTTGTAGATATCACAGCTGACTTAGGTGATATATCTTCTGGCGCTATTACTGCTACTGGAAATATTATTCCTGGGGCAAATGATACCTATGATTTAGGTACTACAGTTGCTGTTTGGCAGAATTTATATACTGGAGATTTACATTTATCAAACCAAGCTAAAAAACAAGGAAATGTTGTAGATGGAACCAGAGGAAATTGGACTTTACAAGAGGGAAAAGATGATATATTTATGTTAAATAATATATCTGGAGAAAAATTTAAAATTAATTTATCTAAGATAGAAGGAGATTCATAATGGGTGTTATTTCATGTGGAACAACAATGTTAGATGCAGGAGAGTTTCAAGGACTCGATGTATTAAGTTGGGACACAACAGCTAAAACAGCAAGTTTTACAGGAGTAGCTGGTAATGGTTATTTTGTAAATACCACTTCAACAGCTATAACTTTAACTTTGCCAGCTTCACCATCAGCTGGAGATCAAGTTGGAGTTAAAGATTACGCTGGCACTTTTGGTACAAACAATTTAATTGTTAATAGAAATGGTTCTAATTTTGGTGGAGGAAGTGATACTAACACCATAAACTATTCTACTTCTGGAAGTTCTTTACTTTTTATATATGTAGATGCAACTCAAGGATGGTTAGTAATTCAAGATTCTTCAAATACAGATACTATGGCAGAAAAATTTATTACAGCAACAGGAGGAAGTATTACAACTTCTGGTGATTACAAAATTCATACTTTTACAGGCCCTGGAACTTTTACAGTTACTTGTGCAGGAAACGCTGTAGGATCTAACGCAGTTGACTATCAAGTAGTTGCAGGCGGAGGAGGAGGTGCATCTGGTTCTAACAATGAAGGTGGCGGTGGCGGTGGAGCCGGTGGTTATAGAGAAACTGCAGGTTGTGGTTATACTTCCTCTCCTTTAGGAACTGGAGTTTCTCAAGTACCTGTATCAGTCCAAGGTTATCCAATTACAGTTGGAGCCGGTGGAGCAGGCGCTGCAGGAGGTCCTCCTAATCCTGCTGGAGCATGCGAAGGAGGTAATGATGGATCAAATTCAGTTTTTTCAAGTATAATATCAGCCGGTGGCGGCGGTGGCGGTAGTGCTGATGGTGCATCAAGTTCAAGATCAGGAGGCTCCGGCGGTGGTGGCGGAACTTATGGTAAAGTGGGAGCAGCAGGAAACACTCCTCCTGTAAGTCCACCTCAAGGAAATCCAGGTGGAAATGGTGGCGGTGGCCCACCATCATTTTCTGGAGGCGGCGGAGGCGGTGCATCTGCTGCTGGAGCAGCTGGAACCCCATCCAGTTCAGGAAATGGTGGTGCTGGTGCAACAACTAATATTTCAGCTTCACCTGTTACAAAAGGTGGTGGCGGTGGTGGCGGTTCAGATAATGCTCCTGGAGGAACCGGTGGCCCAGGTGGCGGCGGTAATGGTGGTAGCAGTACAGCTGGAAGCGCAGGATCAGCAAATACTGGCGGAGGCGGCGGTTCTGGCGGAGGCCCTAACACTAATAGAGGTGGAGATGGTGGATCTGGTATAGTAATTATAAGGTATAAATTTCAATAGGTAAATTATGGCACATTTTGCAAAATTAGGAGCGAACAGTAAAGTTATTCAAGTATTAACACTTGATAACAAAGATATGTTAAACGCTGACGGAGTTGAAGACGAAGTAGTAGGTCAACAATATTTAGAACAACACAATAACTGGCCTGCACAATTGTGGATTCAAACATCTTACAATACATCTGGTGGTCAACATAATAATGGTGGAACTGCATTTAGAGGAAACTATGCAGGTATAGGTTATACTTGGGATGAAGATGATCAAATCTTCTGGCCTAAAAAACCTTATGCTTCATGGGTAAAACATATTGCAACTGCATCTTGGAAATCACCAATAGGTGATGCTCCAGCATTAACAGAAGAACAAACTTCACAAAACGAAGCAGATACTCATAGATGGTCTTACGTCTGGAATGAAGCTAATACAACTTGGGATTTGACAAACTCTAAAGCATAATATATATCAGGTGGTGGTATGCAAAAGAAAGTATTAACAGAACAAAGTTTATTTTATGGTGATATCGATATGCCGAAAGGTTTTGAGATAGACCAAGAAAAACTTACTAACGATATTTTACAATCATCTTTTACTAATAAACAATTTCCATTTTCAAGAACTTGGGATATGTTAAATACTTATATGAGAGACTTTATCGGTCTTGATTATGGTATCAATTTAGTCAATAAAAATTCTTGGGGTGATATTTATAAACCTGGTCAAGTATCTAAACCTTTATTAAATGTTGATCCAGTAGACCTTCGAAACTCACCTGACTTTACAATGCTTTACGGAGTTAAAGTTGATAAGTGTTGGGTAAGAATACATTTCGATGATAATAGAAGAAAAGGAAGAAGTTGGGACATAGAACTTAAAAAAAATATGTTTATTATGTTTCCATCTACTAATATGTATATTATATCAAATGATCAGAAAGATAATTTAAATTTTGTTCAAACTATAACTTATGAATATATTTAAAAATTACATTCAAAAACGTAATTTAGATTTAATTAATAAAACCTTTTTATCGGATTATTTTCCTTGGTATTACAAACCTAGACAAGTCAAGGACGCTAAAAAAGATACTTCTTTTTTTAGTCATTGTTTTTTCGATAATGGAAATATAAATTCAAATTTTATGTTTTTAATTGAACCTATTTTAAAAAAATTAAAAGTAAAAAAACTTTTAAACGTAAGAGCAAATTTATGTCTAAAAGGAAAATTTCATTGTAGTTGGCATATAGATAATGATTTTACTACAGATTTAAATCACAAGACTGCTATTTTTTATGTTAACACTAATAATGGTGTAACAGAATTTTTAAATAATAAAGTAAAATGTGAAAAAAATAAAATAATAATATTTGATGCAAAACAAAAACATAGAGCTATCGGCCAAACAGATAAAAATGAAAGAATGGTAATAAATTTTAATTATGAATATATCTAATTATTACTGGTATTTTACGAGTGTGCTTACACCAAAATTTTGTGATGATGTAATAGCTTATGCAAATTCTCAAAAAGAAAGTATTGCAAGAACAGGTGGATACGACAAAAAAGAATTATCAAAAGAGGATATTAAAAATATACAAAGAAAAAGAAAATCAGATTTAGTGTGGTTAAATGATACCTGGATATATAAAGAATTACATCCATATGTACATAAAGCAAATGAAATGGCAGGTTGGAATTTTGATTGGGAAAGAAGTCAATCTTGTCAGTTTACAAAATATAAATTAAATCAATATTACGATTGGCATTGTGATAGTTGGGATAAACCTTATGACAGAAAAGATCCCAACAATCCAGAACACGGAAGAATTCGAAAACTATCTATGACTTGTCAGTTAACAGATGGTTCAGAATATAAAGGTGGTGAATTAGAATTTGATTTTAGAAACTATGATCCACATATGCGAGACGAATCAAAACATAAAATACAATGTAAAGAGATATTACCAAAAGGATCTATCATTGTATTTCCTAGTTTTGTGTGGCATAGAGTTAAACCAGTAACATCAGGCACAAGATATAGCCTTGTTGTTTGGAATATAGGGAGGCCTTTTAAATAATGTTTATGAATAGTTATTTTCCAACTGTAATATGGAGTGAGGAAAAACCAGAGTTTGTAAAGTCATTAAACAAAGCATCTAATAAATATATTAAAGATGCAAGAACAAGAGAAAAAACTTTTATTAAAGAGCACGGTGATTTTGGAAGATCATATCATTCAACACCTTTAACTTTAGATAATGATTTTTTAGATTTTAGAAATTACATCGGTCAAAAGTCTTGGGAGTATTTAGATCATCAAGGTTTTGATATGCGGCAATACACAACTATGTTTAGTGAGTTATGGGTTCAAGAATTTGCTAAAAAAGGTGGCGGTCATCATTCAGCACATATTCATTGGAATCAACATGTATCAGGATTTTATTTTTTAAAATGTTCTAATAAAACTTCTTATCCAATATTTCATGACCCTAGAACAGGTGCGAGAGCTACAAAGTTAAAAATGAAATCTCAGAACAATATACTTTCTTCTACTGAATTAGTAAATTATCAACCAAAACCTGGTACATTAATAATTTTTCCAGGTTATTTAGAACATGAATTTGCAGTGGATTTTGGTAAAGATTCTTTTAGATTTATACATTGGAACATACAAGCTATACCAAAAGGAATGGCTAAGGATGTTTAAAGTAATAGACAATCTATTAGATAAAATTTATTTTGAACAAATTTATAATATGTTTTATCATAATAAAAACTTTCCTTGGTTTCCGAGTAGTGTGCTAGATTATAAAGACTACAAACAATTTGTGCATTTTTTTTATAAAAATTATAAACCTAATTCTATTTACAACGAAATATTAGAACCTATTTATTCAATATTAAAAATAAAAGCTTTAATAAAAGTAAAAGCAAATCATTTGTGGAAAACAGATAAAATTATAGAACATGGTTTTCATACAGATGGTGCGGAACACATAATTAAAAATGATAATCCAGATTGGAAAACAGCTATATTTTATATAAACACAAATAACGGATATACAAAATTTAATGTAGACAATAAAATTGTAAAAAGTAAGGCAAACAGACTTGTAACTTTTCCTGCAAATGTTAAACATACAGGCACTACTTGTACAGATAAAAACGAAAGAATTGTTATAAATATTAATTATTACTGATGAAAGAATATAAATTACCTTTAGATAGTTTTATTGGAGGCTGGTTCATTCCTACAAAAGTTTGTGATGAATTGATTTTTTATTACAATAAATTTAAAAAACATACCACACCAGGTAAATCAGGAGGTGGTAAAGTAAGAAAAAATATTAAAGATTCATTGGATTTATCAATAAATTCAAATAATTTAGATAAAGAAATAATACTTTATAGAATTGAACTACAAAAAATTTTAGAACTATATATAAAAAAATATTCAGAAATAAATTATTATTCTAGATTTAATGTTAAAGAGTTCAATATTCAAAAATACAATAAAAAAGGTGGGTTTAAAAAATGGCATTTTGAAAGAAGCTTTATCGAAAATGCTAGAAGAGTTTTAGTTTTTATGACCTATTTAAATGATATAGATGAAGGAGGTACTATTTTTAAATATCAAAAAATTACTACTCCATCTATAAAAGGTTTAACTTTAATCTGGCCTACAGATTTTACTCACACACATAAAGGTCAGATAACAGATAAAGAAAAAATAATAGCAACAGGGTGGTTTGAATTATTATGAGTTTTAAAAAAAATAAATATACAGTTATTCGTCAAGCTATATCAAAAGACTTAGCAGCTTTTGTTGCAAACTATTTTTGTATGCAAAAACAAGTTTATGATACTTGTAGAGAGCGTAGATACTTTTCACCATTTGAAACTATCATTGGATATTACGAAGATGAGAATGAACAGATTCCAAATACCTATTGTCAGTATTCTAATATGGCTATGGAAACTTTATTATTAAAATGTCTTCCTAAAATGGAAGAAGCAACAGGATTAAAATTATATCCGGCATATACTTATGCAAGGATATATAAAAAAGGTGATGTTCTTAAAAGACACAAAGATAGATTTAGTTGTGAGATATCAACTACTATGAATCTTGGTGGTGATCCTTGGCCAATTTATTTAGAGCCGTCTGGAGAGATAGGTAAAAAAGGTATTAAAGTAGATTTAAAACCAGGAGATATGTTAGTGTATTCTGGATGTGAATTAGAGCATTGGAGAAATAAATTTAAAGGTAAAGAATGTATTCAAGTTTTTTTACATTATAACAATAAAAAGACTCCTGGATCAAAAGAAAATATGTTTGATAAAAGACCTCATTTAGGTCTTCCATCTTGGTTTAAAAGGTAGTATATTATAATGGAGGCAGTGGACACCACCACATACCACCCGCTGTCTCCTTTATAATATTTGGATAACTATGTTACAAAAGCTTAATTTTAAACCTGGTTTTAATAAAATGGTTACAGATTCAGGAGCCGAGTCTCAATGGGTCGATGGCGATTTTGTTAGATTTAGATATGGACTACCTGAAAAAATAGGTGGTTGGTCACAACTTACTAATTCTAATAATACATTGCCTGGTGTAGCAAGAGCACAACATGCTTTTGCAGCTATAAATGGTGAAAAATATGTAGCAATAGGAACTTCACAAGGTTTGTTTTTATATTATGCAGGTGAGTTTTTTGATATAAGTCCTTTAGATCCCGATGGCGCTATTACAGGAGCTGATTTTGATGCAACATCAGGTTCTGCTACAGTTACGGTAAATAAAACAGCACATGGATTATTAGATGGAAGATATGTAACATTTTCATCTGTTACGGTTCCAACAGGTTCAGGTTATGCAACAACTGATTTTACAGAAAATACTTTTGAAGTAAGAAATAAAACTGCAGATACATTTGAAATTATTATGCCATCTAACTCAGCTGGAACTACATCTGGAACTGGTTCAGCACAAATTGATCCATATGAAATAGTTGGTCCAACATTTCAAACCGCAGGTTTAGGTTGGGGTACAGACACATGGAGTTCAGGTACATGGGGAACTGCAAGTGCAACTAGTAACGTGGTTCTGGATCCAGGGCTCTGGAGTCTAGATAATTTTGGTCAAATACTTGTTGCAACTATTCACAATGGTAAAACATTTACATGGAACGCAGGAGCAGCGACTCCTAGAGCAAACAGAGCAACCGTTATGTCTGGTGCTCCTACTAAAACAAGATTAACTCAAGTATCAGATAGAGATAGACATGTATTTCATTTTGGAACAGAAACTACAATTGGAGATAGTACTACACAAGATCCAATGTTTATTAGATTTTCTAATCAAGAAGATTTTAATACTTATACTCCAACAGCAACTAATACAGCAGGAACATTTAGATTAGATAAAGGCAATGAAATTGTAGGAGCAGTGTCTGGTAAGGACTACACATTAGTTTTAACAGATAGTTCTGCATATGTCATTCAATATGTTGGACCACCATTTACATTTAGTGTTAGACAAGTGGGTACTAACTGTGGATTGATTGGACAAAACGCACTTAGTTATTCTAATGGTATTGTGTTTTGGATGTCAGGTGAAGGTGGATTTTTTATGTTTGATGGTACTGTAAAATCTATTCCTTGTTTAGTTGAAGACTTTGTATTTACCACAACTGGAGATAATCTAGGTTTAAATTATAGTTCTAATCAATTAGTTTATGCAGAGCATAATACATTGTATAATGAAATTAATTGGTTTTATCCTGAGTTTGGATCTCAACAAATTAATAGATGTGTTACTTATAACTACGGAGAAAACTGTTGGACAACATCATCATTAGCTAGAACTTCTTACATTGACACAGGTGTATTTGATTTACCTTATGCAACTGAATACGATTCGACTTCTTTACCTAATTTTCCAATACAAGGTATTACAAATACTTATGGCGCATCAACTTACTATGCTCATGAAACCGGAACCGATCAAGTCAATAGTTCTGGTACAACATCAATTGATGCCTATATTCAATCAGGTGACTTTGATATTAGTTCAAGACAAAGCGCTTTGGGTCAAGCAACAGGAGCTGCTGATCTTAGAGGAGACGGAGAATTTATTATGTCTATGAAAAGATTTATACCAGACTTTAAAGTATTAACTGGTAATTCAAAAGTAACACTATTATTAAACAACTATCCAAGTGATACAGCATCAAGCTCACCACTTGGACCCTTTACAATAACATCATCCACTGATAAAGTAGACACTAGAGCTAGAGGAAGACTACTTGCAATTAAAATAGAAAATGATGCTATAGGTGAGACTTGGCGTTATGGAACATTAAGAGTAGATATAAAACCAGATGGAAGAAGATAATGGCTAAAATAACTTCATACATACCAGAACCAAAACAAGAATATGATGTAGAGAATCAAAGACAAATTTTAGAATCTTTGTCTACTTTAAAAGACCAACTTAATTTTTCATTTCAAGATGATTTAAGAAAAGAATTAGAAAGATTTACTTGGTTTAATTCAAGGTTTGGTTGCTAATGAGTTCATGTAATAATGTAAACGTTGAACCAACAGTTATTGGTGGTGGAAATGGATCAAATGCTTATGATGCATTTGGAAGATTAAGAGTATCTAATCCATTTACTATTTTTGATAGTACAAATGTAATGTCAAAGAATAATCTCTTTGATGAAGACTTAACAGGATCAGGAACAGTTACTTATACCGCAAATAAATCTACAGTTAATTTAAATGTAACTACAGCTAGTGGCGATAAAGTAATAAGACAATCAAAAAGAGTAATGTCTTATCAACCAGGTAAATCATTATTTATATTTAATACATTTGTAATGAATGCACAAGAATCTGGATTAGAACAACGTGTTGGAACTTTTGATGCAAACAATGGAATCTTTTTTGAAGATACGG